ATCATTGCGGAGCGAAATCACGGCGGCGAAATGGTCGAAGAAACGATCCGCAACGTGCGCGATAATATCAGCCTGAAAACGATCCACGCGAGCCGCGGCAAGTCGACGCGGGCCGAACCGATCGCGGCGCTGTTCGAACAGGGTAAGGTCCATATGGTCGGGGTGCATGGCGACCTCGAGGCCCAGCTCTGCGGCTTCCCATCGCCAGATCTCGAAAACGATGATATACTCGACGCGATGGTGTACGCGCTGACAGAGCTAGACGGCGGCGGGGGCTGGATCCTTGGCTAGCTTCTATTCGTTCGATCCCTATGTTACGCCGCCTTGGTTGCGTGGCATGCGTGTAGCGGCTCGGTCGATGTATTTCGGTACGACGCCAGCGCAGGCGACGCCAGCGAGCCTCGGCTACGCGAACATGGCGGCGCCGGCGCCCTGCAAGCGGTCGCTGCCGTGCGGCCTTGATCTTGGTCATTCGGGGGAATGCGCTAGGGGTAAAGGATGCTCGTTCTGACCGTAAAGTGGCACACATGGATCGAGGTTGAGCACGGCGGCGAAAGCCTGCGGGTGAAGTTCGATATGAAACGGGACGGGTCGCCCGATGGGCTCGCATATCGCCTTCTATTCGAGGGGCCGGAATCATTCGCCATCCATCGCGAAAACGCGAAGGTCAAGCATGCCTAGCGATCCGAGTTATCTAAGTACCTACGGCATCACGAATCCGTGGGCTGGGTGGCTCTTAGCGCAGCAAAGCGAGCTGTTGGCCGAGAACGCGCAGAGCTTTAGTAGCGGGCGTATCGTGGGGCCTGTCTGCCCAAGGGGGCACGTTCCATCGCTTCCAAAACGTCGCATGATGTGGCGACCCGGCGCCTTCAAATGCTATCTGCATGAGCCGCCTTACGAGGTCGAAATCAAGCCAGAATTCGAGCGTGCGCCGGAGCTGGACGTGCTCAGTAAAACAGATGTGATGTTAGATTACGTCTGGGATCCTGGTCGGCCAGGTCAATCGGAAAGCAAATGGAAAGTTCTAGAGATCGCATTCTGATCGCGATGCCTCGCGAATATCCGCGGGTGGTTGCGTTCCGGTTGACGAAAGCGTATCCTTGCTCAGAGCCTCGGCGTCCAGATCGCGCGGAGCGCCGGCGGCTCGGAAACCTGAGCGCAAAGCAGCGGAGGCAGCGGAGCCAGCGCCGCCACGAAGGGGGCGACGGTGCGAGCTGATCAAGTACAGAAGCTGATCGGGGGCGGCCCGATATCGATCAAAGGCACAAAGCAAGACTTCGACCTAATCCCAAGCTGGCAGGCCGGCTTCGCTCAGGAGACAGAAGCCGACTACGCCAATCTGATCGCAGAGGGTTACACGCGGCATGTAGTGATCCACGCCTGCATTTCGATGCTCGCCTCGAGCGCCGCGCAGCCGCCCTTCGTGGTCAAGGACGCCGAAGGCGAACCGGTCCCGACGCATCCGGCGCTCGGGCTCCTGCGCCGTCCGAACGAACATCAATCGAAAACGGATCTGATAATCGAACTGATCACGCATCTGCTCGTCACAGGCAACGCCTATCTCGAGATCGTGCGCGGTCCTAACGGGTTCGGCCGGCCGACGGCGCTCGGGCTCCTGCGCCCTGACAGGGTGAAGATCCGGCCTGGTGCGAAACGCGAAGATGACGTATTCGAGCAATGGATCGGCGGGGTCATCGTGTCGGAAACGCTCGCCGCCGATATGATCCATTTCAAGCTCGACAATCCCGCGAGCGACTTCTACGGCCTTTCGCCGCTGGTGACGATCGCCCGCGAGGCCAACCTCGATATCGATCTGACGCTGTTCGCCAAGGCGTTCTTCGAACACGCCGGCGTACCGTTCGGCATGCTCGTAGTCTCGGGCAAGAAGCTATCGAAGGATGAGAAAAAGGAAGTCAAGCTGGACTGGCGAAACGCCTTCGGGAAGGCGCGAAACGGCGTCAGGCGGTACTTCGAGCTGCTTCTGCTCAACTCAGACGATGCCAAGTACGAAACGCTAGGCGCGCCGATGTCAGAGCTGGAAATGCCGTCCACGCGCAACCAAACGGAGAGCCGTATCGCTGCCGGCTTCCGCGTCCCGCCGATCATGGTCGGGGCGATGGTCGGGCTGGAGCATGCGACCTATGCGAACTTCGAGGCCGCCGAAAAGGTGTTCTGGCGCTACGGGGTGACACACTACCTGAATCTCGTGCTCGACCGCCTGGATATGCGGCTCATGCCCGAATTCGTCACTACGGCGACGGCGACGGCAAAGCTGGGCTACGACCTCGCCGGCGTCGAAGCGCTGGCAGAGGACAACACAGAAAAGCTCGAGGCTGTCGGCAAGCTGATCGCCGGCGGCGGGTTCACGGTGAACGAAGCGCTGCAAGCGGTCGGTATGGCGCCGGTGCCGAATGGTGACTTCTACGTGCGACCGTTCTCTGTGGTGATCGTCCAGAAGGGCGAAGAAATGCCGGCGCTAGCGCCGTCGGCTAACTCATCGACCGCTAGCGCTCTTACTCATCTGGCGCTAAAGGGCGCCGCTTCGCGCATTCCGGCGGTCATTCAGGGCGCAAGCGCTCGAATCGAGCCCAAACTGCGCGCGGACTTGGCCGCACACTTCGAGGACGAATCAGGGGAGATCCTGCGAAAGCTGCGCCGGCTCCTAAGCGAGCTGGACGCCGCTACGCTGCAGGCCGCCGGATCCTCGGTGGTCTACGACGGGAAGGTGATCCGAGAGGGTGACTTGTATCCAGACGGTCAGGACGCGAAACTAGAGGGCGTTCTGCGCGGCCATATCCTCGCTGCGGAGAAGTCCGTATGGGAAGCGGTGACGCAAGCGCTGGGAACGTCGATCGAGTACGACGAAACGGGGCCGGTCGCGAGGCGCCTGCTGAACGATTCGGCGAAGCGCGTCGTAGAGATCAACAACGTCACGAAGAAGGCGATCCGCGAAACGATGGCGCTCGCCGAACAGCGCGGGTATAACCTGTTTCAGATCGCGAACGGTGTCGAGGCCGACGGGTTCCGCGGGCTGCGGGCCGTGGTCAAGGAAACGTATAAGGGCCGCGCCGACGCCATCGCGCGCACCGAACTAGGATTCGCGACAAACGACGCGGCGCTGGACCGCTACACAGAAGCGGGGATCGTCGAGGTCGAGATCATCGACGGCGACGATGACGCCGTGTGTGGCAGCCGGAACGGTACGACGGTCGAGATCTCGAGCGCGCGGCCGTCGCTGGCGCATCCGAACTGTACGCTGGTCGTGGTGCCGGTGATTCCCGATCTGGTGGCTGCCGCATGATCGAGCTGGAGCATAGCACGAGTACAACGGAATTCGCGCCGCTATCGTGGCGCCTAGTGGGATCAGACGATCAGGTGATGGTGAAGTGTGCGAAAGGTCATCTGGCGAGCCTCGATCACGAGATCGCGGCCGATGGCACGGTGACGCCTTCGCTGGGATGCCCTACTGAGGGCTGCGACTGGCACGAAATGGTACGGCTGAAGGATTGGGCCGATTGAAGCGGTCGGCGTTCTGTCCAGCCTGCGGCCGGCATGTGATCCGCGCTGTCGGCGTCGAGTCGATGGAACAGACGTGCAAGGGCTGCCGCGCTGCGCTGAGCATCACGATCTCGGGTGAAATGGTGGCGGTTGCGGCGACGGTGCGGACGCCGGCGGGCGCTACTGCTGTCTAGCGGCTTCTACGATCAGCCTTCCGATGTGCTCTGCGACTTGGGAGACGACGCCGTTTCCGAGTCCTCTAAGTCTGTCCACCCGAGAGGGAACCCCATGAGCCACTCGACCCACGTCGGGTTCAACTGTCCACCAACCTGAATGACTAATGGCTCCGATCCCTGTGCCTTCGGTGAGCGCTTGGCTCCTTTGAAAGAGCGGCTGTCTCGAGCGATTGGCGTCGGCAGCATCACCGCCGCCTGTAGGTCGCCCCAGTCGTTCGCCCGCGGTCGGCCGTAGTGTTCGGGGCTGCCCTTCGGCGTCGGATACAGCAGCACTTCGTCGTTTAGATTGCGGCCGCCGTGCTTCGTCCCGTAGCGCCCGACTCGCGCCGGGTCGCCCTTGCCCGCGTCGTGGGCCTGGGGCGTCGGAAGCATCGCCGCGCCCTTCAGCGTCAGGTTCCCTCGCATGTACGTCAGGCTGGATCGCTCCCCGTCTGCCGCCGCTGGCGTGGGCCACGATGAAGACCCGCTTCCGTAGGTGCGGGGCGCCGACGTCGGCAGCTCCGATACAGTCCCATTCCGCA